GTCAGTTAGCAACCAAGTGTTGCTAATGCCAAAACTAAAGTATCGCTTTAGAGTGACACTATTAGGTTTTGGTGTTGCTGCCGCAACGGAACTAACAAAGCAAGTATCAGATGTAACAAGACCTAAAGTATCATTTGAAGAAATGCCGTTGGACGTATACAACTCAAAAGTATATCTAGCTGGTAAGTACAGCTTTGAAACTATCACACTAACATTGCGTGATGATGCAAGCGGTCAAGTACAAGCACTAGTTGGTCAACAGATCCAGAAACAATTTGACTTTATGGAACAGGCTTCTGCACGTTCTGGTATCGATTACAAGTTTACAATGCGTATCGAAGTACTAGACGGTGGTAATGGAACCCTAACACCAAACGTACTAGAAACTATCAATCTATATGGTTGCTTTGTACAGAACGCCGACTACGGTGATTTGAACTATGGTACAAACGAAGCAGCAACAGTTGCATTGACAATCCGCTTTGACAATATGGAACAGTGGGCAGCTGGACAGACAGCTTCAAGTATCGCTGGCGGTATTGGCGCAGCAGTTGGTCGTCAAGTAGCTACAGAAGCCATAACAGGCGCATTAGGCGCACAGGGCTAAACAGCTTTAATCAAACAAACCCAGGATTAAACCTGGGTTTTTTTGTGGCATAAATATTTGTATGGCCAATTACTTTACACAATTTCTGCAAGGTGCTGCTAAGGGAGTCTTAAATCCTAAAGGATTAGTCTCCAATTGGCAACACGCCACTCGTTTATTCATCGACGAATCGTATAGACTTAGTCCACGTACTAAGTTTTTATATTATGCACGATTTGAATTAGATACGGCTGCGGTCAAAGCACAGGCCTACACCGGCCGGCATCAAGAAGAATTCAATATGTTGATTAAATCAGCAGAACTTCCAAAGTTTACATTTGACAGTGTTGTTAAAAATCAATATAACAGAAAAAAGATTATCTACAAAGGCATCAATTACGATCCTATTAGTATTACAATGCACGATGACAGTAACGGGATTGTAAATGCTCTTTGGGCACTTTACTACGGTTACTATATTGCTGATCGTCAGCAGCCAAATGCTGCTTGGTCTGCGACAAAATATCGTGTTCCAGATACTCCACAAGACAACTTCAGATACGGTCTTGACAATCAAGTGTCAACTCCATTCTTTAAATCAATCAGTATCTACACAATGAGTCGTAGAAGATTTAACGGGTATACTCTAGTAAATCCAAGGATTAAATCTTGGAGCCACGGCAATATGGATTACAGTGCCAGCGAGTTTAATGAAAACACAATGACACTTGAATATGAAGCAGTACAGTATAGTACAGGAACTGTGAAAAAAAATACTCCCAAGGGTTTCGCTACATTACACTATGATGCTGTTCCAAGTCCGTTAAGTGTTCAAGGTGGTGGGGTTGCTACACTTACAGGTGACGGTGGTGTACTAGATGGATTAGAAAGTATCTTCGGCGATCTCAGCAGCGGCAATACCTTTGATAGCTTCGGTGGATTTATGAGTACAGCTATTAAGTCTATTAACACTTACAAGAATTTTAAAAATCTAAGTTTAAATCAAATTAAATCAGAAGCTGTGAATATATTAAGTAATCCTCAAAATATTTCTACAGCTATTTCGTCAGTCGGCGGAGTCGTTGGAGCGATATTTCCTTCTAATGCATCAACAACACAGGGTACGTCGAGCACTCCTAAGAAAATGATCCCAGATGCTGGGGGTACGATAGTATAATGGCAACTAATCTACCAGCATTTACCAATAACGATAGTGCATCTTCTACTAAGCTATTTTTTGATACCTATGGTCAAGAAGCTTTACAATTTTCTGCATCAGAAGTCGATGCCACAGTTTCTTTTTTTAAGGAAAAAGGATTCGATAATGATGCAGCCAATGTTGTAGCTGCAACATTGTTGAAGCAGGCAAAGATTGACGGTACACCGATATTTGCAATTTTAGACACAATCGTTAAATTTGACAATATTGATTTAAGTTCATTAGTTGGTGAAATTTTAAATAATAATAGAACAGCATCGTCTACTCTAGGTTTTAGAGTGACTCCGGTGTCTGCTGCATTTGCTAGAAACATCTATGCCTAAATTTGCACAAGGACGGTTTGAAGTAAAAAATCCCAGCAAGTATGTTGGTAAGAAGACACCATTAGCTCGAAGCAGTTGGGAATTTATTTTTATGAAAATGCTTGATGAGCATCCAGGAGTTGAAACCTGGGCTAGTGAAAGCATACAGATTCCATATAGAGATCCTTTAACAGGCAAGTATACAATTTATGTTCCTGATTTCTTTATAGTTTACATAGACAAAGACAAAAAGAAACACGCAGAATTAGTAGAAGTAAAGCCAGCTAGTCAAACTTTTGCAGCCCAGGTCGGAAAGAGCCAATACAATCAAGCACAGTATATTAAAAATATGGCAAAATGGGAAGCAGCCAGCGCCTGGTGTAAGCAACAGGGTGTTAGATTTCGCATAATAAACGAGAACGAAATTTTCCATCAAGGCGGCAAACGGAAATAAGTAATGTATGACTAAAAAATTAGAAGAATTGTTTAATCTTGAAGACTCTAAACCGGTAGAGACTGCACCTGTAGATGTTCCAAAGCACGAAGAAATTCGCAGCATTGATGACAGCTATAAAGCAGTAGAAGAGATTACTCGTGGGCTTCCGCAGATTAAAGAATTAAACGACATTGACGATACCGATCTTGATAATCTAGCAAAAAAAGCAGAGAAGGCCTACGATGATCTAATGGATCTAGGTATGAATGTTGAAGTACGCTACAGCAGTAGAATCTTTGAAGTTGCATCTAGTATGATGGGCAATGCGATTAATGCTAAAACAGCTAAAATTGACAAGAAACTCAAAGCAGTAGATCTGCAGCTTAAGAAGCTGAAAATTGACAACGACAATAACACAGATCCAAATGATGTTATAAACGGACAAGGTTATGTGATTACAGACCGTAACGAGCTGCTAAAGAAATTGGGTCAAAAGGACTAAATACTACTATGAAAACTTTTAAAGATTATCTTACCGAAAGCAAAAAAGTCTATAGCTTCAAAGTCAAAGTAGCTGGTGAATTACCAGAAAACTTCGTTGAAGGGCTTAAAACACGCCTTGGAAAATGCGGTGTTATGACTTTTGAAAAGGTTACAAAAACTCCAGTTCAAGCACTGCCAATGGACTTTCCAGAACTTAAAAACTGCGAAGTTACAGTGTATGAAGTAGTGTGTGAGTATCCTGTTATTGCTCCTGAAATTAAAAACGAAATGTTAGCAATGGGTATGAATGAAACACATATTCGTGTGCGCGGTAGTGGTGAACCGTCAGAAGTTGACCAATTAACTATCGGTGATGAGCCTAGCGGTGAAGCACTATTAGACGAAGGTGAGCTAGACAAAGGTAATGCTAAAGTTAAACACAAAGACTATTTTGGTGACGAGTTTAACAAGGGATTTTTAAAAGATTTACAAAAAGTTTCCAAGCAACAAAAGAAAGAAGATGGGCAAGGTGAATATAAACTGCCTAAACAAAAACAAGACAAGGAAGGTGCGAAGAGCGCCATAGGGAGTTAATATGAACTTTAATGATTTAATGGCTAGAATGCGTGAGCTAGATCAACCAGTGGCAGAAAGCCAGATCGAAGAATGCGGCGATATGCCAAGTATGTCTCCGATGGGTATGTCAAGCACAGAACCTAAGCCATCGATGAGCTTAAATCTTAATGCTCAAGGATTAGACAACATTGCAGAACTAATGAAGTTGATGACCAAAGTTAATCCAGATATGATTAACCAAAAAGACACAGCGATCCCAACTTCAATCCCAACTTCAAACGAACCAGAAATTGAAATTATTCCAATGGACAAACCAATGGCAAAGCCAATGGGAAGTCCTCCAATGGCTGACCTAATGAAAACTATCGGTGATATCGAAGATCGTCCAGAGCCAGACAATGGTGGCAAAGATATCGACGGTGTAGATATTGCAGGTGGCGATCACGAAGAGCCAGAAGATGAATCAGCTAATCCAGATGACAGCGGCGATGATGAAGATAACTATCGTAACCACGGTTCAGATAATGACGGTGCAGCTGAAGATCCAAAAGGTTATGACGATGAAGAAAAAGAAGAAGCGTTTGGCAATGCCCCAACAGGTGCCCCAGGTCCAAATTACAAAGATACTGACTATATGGTCAATCAACTAGCTGGTGGTATGAACAAGCCAAAACAACAGTTCAAGCACAGCTACAGAGCAGGCGATAACCCAATGGCAATGCCAGAAAGTGATCTACGTGCCCAGATCAAAGCTGAACTAGCACAACGTCTAGCTGAAGCTAAAGCAAGATAATTACAAACAGTAAAACCAGATAGGCTCTTCGGAGCCTATTTTTTTCATTAAATAAAGTATGGCAAAAAGTTTAGATGGCGTATTAATTAAAAAAGCTCATAAGCAAGATCGTTATACCCTTGAAGAGGTAAAACATCTTGAAGCGTGTATGGACCCTATTACAGGCCCGCTTTATTTTATGACTCATTTTTTAAAAATCCAGCACCCTGTACGCGGTGCTATTGATTTCGTACCTTACGAATTTCAAGTGCGATTAATTGAAGCATATAACGGTCACAAAGATGTGATTGCTATGCTACCTCGACAGATGGGTAAAACAACCTGTGCCTGCGGATACTTATTGTGGTTTACGATGTTTGTGCCAGAGGCACAGGTGCTAATCGCAGCTCACAAGTACGAAGGTGCACAGGACATTATGAACCGCTATCGTTATGGGTATGAAAACTTGCCCGACTTTATTCGTGCAGGTGTTATCAGTTATAACAGAAACACTATCGAATATGATAACGGTGCTCGTATACAGGCAACAACAACTACAGAAAATACTGGTCGTGGTAAGTCCCTTTCATTGATCTATTGTGATGAGTTTGCATTTGTGCAACCTCCAGAAAAGGCCAAAGAGTTCTGGACTGCACTAAGTCCAACACTGTCAACTGGTGGTCGTGCGATTATCACATCAACACCAAACAGTGACGAAGATCAGTTTGCGATGATCTGGACTGAAGCCAATAAAAAGTTTGACGAGTACGGCAATGAGCAAGAGCTAGGTGTAAACGGATTCTTCCCGTACTTTGCACATTGGGATGAACATCCTGATCGTGATGAAAAATGGGCCGCAGTAGAACGTGCTAAAATTGGTGAGGAACGTTTCCGCCGTGAGTTTGATTGCGAATTCTTGATCTTTGACGAAACACTAATTAACGCAGTAAAACTAGCAGAACTCGAAGGCAGCGAACCCAAGATGATAATGGGACAAACACGCTGGTACAAAGACATTGATCCTAAATCCACATACCTAGTGTCATTAGATCCCAGTCTAGGAACAGGCGGCGACTTTGGTGCTATCCAGGTCTACGAAATGCCCAGTATGATACAGGTAGCAGAGTGGCATCACAATCTAACTCCTGTGCAGAATCAAGTCAAGCATATGAGAGAAATCTTAAAATACATACACGAGCGTGGCACTGAAAAAGGTGGTACACCACAGATCTACTACAGCGTTGAAAACAATAATATCGGTGAAGCAGCTCTGATTGTGATCAGCGATATTGGTGAAGAAAACTTCCCTGGATTATTCTTAAGTGAGCCTATACGTAAAGGACATTTCCGTAAGTTCCGTAAAGGATTTAACACCACTCATCGAACAAAAGTGTCCACGTGTAGCCAGCTTAAAAATCTGTTAGAAACTAACAAAATGAAGATTAACTCTAGAGCATTGATTTCTGAACTAAAAACGTTCGTTGCCAGTGGGCTAGGATTCAAAGCAAAATCAGGCGAACACGACGATCTAGTAAGTTCTACACTGCTGATTATCCGTATGGCAGACGTACTAGCAGACTGGGATCCTAGGATCTACGACAAAATGACAGAGAAAATTACAGAGGATCAGATGCCGCTGCCTATCTTTATTAGCACAGGGTTTTGATAAATATACTTATGGACGCAAGAAACAACATAGCCACCGATTTATTCTACAAAGTTAGAAGTCGCTTCTCTGGCCTAAAACTAGGAGCAGAAACTGGAGCGATTACAATCAACCCAGAAGAAGCAAGATTCTTTGATTTTGACTATATGGAAGGTGAAAAACCAATTGGGCACGTTAGCATCAGTTTAGCTGAACCTAACTCAATGAAAGTCTATTTTAGCCACGGTATTACTGAAGCTATGGACACAGACCAAAAAACAAATTGGTATGGTTTCTTAAAAGAATTAAGAGGGTTTGCCAAGCGCAGACTATTGAATTTTGATACCAGGGATATCGCGAAAGACAATCTAGATAAAAGAGATTATGCTTTCCTGAGCCAGTATTCAAATCCAGCCGCACAGAATAACAACACGTTAACAAACACAAATACAAATACCGTCGGAGAAAGTATTATGGCAGAAAGCAATCTATATGGGTCGAAGACTATGAGCTATCAAAAGCTAATGGACACTAGATTAATTATCAAGCATAGTCAAGCACTAAATGACGATCAAGCACCAGGCGCACGATCAAGAAATATTTCAGCATTGTTTGTTGAAAATGCAGACGGTGAAAGATTTAAATATCCTTTCATTCATTTAGCAGGTGCTCGTGCAATGCAACGTCACGTGGCTAACGGTGGCAAACCATATGACTCTATCGGCGAAAGCATTATCAAGATGAGTGAAGAAATTGCACAACTAAAGAGTTTCTCTAACTATGTTGTGCGCAACGACCTAATGAATTCTGAAACAAACGGTATCGTAGAACGCAGCACAGAAGCATTAGATAGACTCCGTGATCAAATTAAGGGACTGTCAAAGCAAGGGCATTATGAGGCTTACAAAGAAAATTTTGAATCAATCAGCCCGGAAGAAATTCCACAAGAAGTAGTCGAAGACTACACAGAAAAATTTACAGTTAAAAACTTTAAAGAAGATATCGCTTCAGTATTTCCTGTAATCTATCGCCTAATGAAAGAAAACGACATAGGCTACGACGACATAGTCGCAATGACCACACAAGAAGAAATCAGTAACGAAGACCTAGATGCAAAATCATACAACGATCCATTTGCCAAATTTGAAGCGTGGGCAATGGGATTAGGCGAAGACAGTGCAGTACAAAGCGAAGATCCAGAAGAGCAACAGGCAGCAATTCAACAACTACAAGAATTAGTCAGTCAGACATTCCCAGGCGGAGTTGACGGCAACAATGCTATTCAAAGTCTAGCAGGACTAATCGAAGATCCACAGTTAGATCAAGCAATCAAACAACAGGCTCAACAAGATCCAGATGCAGATTGTAGAGGACTATTAAAAGGTTGGTTAGAACAAAATGCTCCAGAAGCATTAGAGCAATTAGACTTCGGCGATTATGTTGAAGAGCCAGCAGAAGTAGATCCAAATGCTGCTCCGGCCGACGGACAAGAAGTTCCACAAGAAGAACCAGTTGAACAAGAAGCTGTAGATAAAGTAGAAAAAGATGCAGAAGGCAATGTTAAGTCTTGGTCACACGAAGGTGACTGGGAAAAATCAAAAGGCAAAGATCCTCGTGGTAAAGTAACACACGCAAGTGATCTTGCTCGTAGACAATCAGAAAAGATGAACACTAAAGAATTGGCAGAATTTATCCACAGTTTTTATGATAACGATTCAGGCGCATTTCCGAAAGGTCCAGAAGGTGTTGCAGTTATGGTAGGCAAAAAGTTCGGCGAACAAGCTGAACAAGCAGCCCGTAAAATGATTGAAAGAATGGCTCCACATCAAAGTACAGAACAGAATCCAGATTTACAAGAACTAATGAGAATTAAAGAACTAGCAAGTTGGTAAAGATTGTTCGTTGCGGTTAGGGTGGATTAAGCACCCGGAAGAAGGGCACTACGGTGTCCTTTCTTTTTGGCGAGATGAAATCAAACTTTGTTGTCAACGAAAAGTCTAACTAAGGCGTTGTATATGTATGTTAGGAGAAAAACATTATGAAGAACGTTCTAGCACTCGCAGTTGCTGGACTGATGTCGGTATCGACAGCAAGCCAGGCAAATCCGAATCACTGGGATCATCGTGGTTATCACAATCATTACGGTTGGGTTGCACCGCTTGTGATCGGAGGCGCAGTGGGGTATGCACTCACTCGTCCGCAGACAGTGGTAGTGCAACAGCCGCCTGTAGTGTATTATCCTAACCCCCAACCATCTGTACCGTACGGTTATCATTATGAGAACATCCTAGATGCTAACTGTAATTGTTACAGACTGGTATTAGTTCAAAATCAACCTTAAAGGAAAATAAAATGAACAAACTTATCGTAGCCTTAATGGCATCAATCGCAGTATCAGCTTTCGCAGCAGAACCAGCTAAAGCACCAGCTGCTCCAGCAAAAGCAGAAGTTAAGAAAGCAGCAGAAGTTAAGAAAGCAGCAGCGCCTGCAAAAAGTACTCCTGCCAAGGACGAAAAGGCAGCAGCACCAGCTGCTAAGCCAGCATCGAAGTAATTTTGGTTTAGATGATTCGGACGACGATTACGGCGAAGAAATAGATTTTTATGTTGCATATCGTCGTCCAGAAATTATTAAAGAGAAACAGAAGTTTTTCTTTGATGATGACGAAGAATTACCTACACACATTACAGAGAGACTAGCTCAAATAAGGGCTATGGCACTGGAAAAATACAGAGAAGTCTGGGGGTAAAATTCCAGACTTTTTTGGTGAAACAAAATCAATAAACTATCAGATAATAGTTGACCTTGATAAATAAAAAGCGCATAATAATACTATGCGTACAAGGCATAAAAACATTTTAGGCATAACATAGGAGGCATTTAAAATGGCTACATTAGCAGAAATCCGCGCCAAACTTCAAGAGGCGCAATCAAAGTCCACAGGACAATCCACAGGCGGTGGAGACAACGCAATTTATCCACATTGGAATATGCAGGAAGGCAAAGAGGCGACTATTCGTTTCTTGGAAGACGGCAATCCTAATAACACATTTTTCTGGGTAGAACGTGCGATGATCAAATTGCCGTTTGCTGGTATCAAAGGTGAATCAGATTCACGCCCAGTTCAAGTTCAAGTACCCTGCGTAGAGATGTACAACGATGGATCAGTATGTCCAATCTTGTCAGAAGTGCGTGGTTGGTTCAAAGACAAGAGCTTGGAAGAAATGGGTCGTAAGTATTGGAAGAAACGTTCATACATTTTCCAAGGCTTCATTGTTGAAGATCCGTTGAAAGAAGACAAAACTCCAGAAAATCCAATCCGTAGATTTATTATCGGTCCTCAAATCTATCAAATCATCCGTAGTGCTTTGATGGATCCAGAATTGGATGAACTGCCAACACACGCACTTAAAGGCGTAGACTTTAAGATTGCTAAAACATCTAAAGGTGGTTTTGCAGATTACTCTACTTCAAAGTGGTCACGTCGTGAACGTGCTCTTACAGATATTGAAGCAGCAGCTATCCAACAACACGGATTGTTTAACTTATCGGACTTCCTACCTAAGAAACCAACAGACGTTGAGTTGAAAGTTATGAAGGAAATGTTTGAAGCATCAGTTGATGGTGAAGCATACGATATGGAACGTTGGGGTCAATACTTCAAACCAGCAGGTATGGGTCAAGCAACTGGTGATCCTAATAAAGCAACTAGTCGTGCAGCAGTAGCCGCTCCAATCGACGAAGATGCTGAAGATATTCCAGCACCAACTCAAACAGCAGCACCAGCAGCCGCTCCTAGCGCAGCCGCAGGCGATAACAGTCGTGCCCAAGACATCTTGGCTATGATTCG